TTCTACAAATAATCATTACGTTTACCCATTTATTTAATGGAATGTCGGGTATATCTATTTTTTCATCAATAACATTAAACGTATTCATTATTATCCTAATAGAATTGGTATCTTTGGATATATATAATCCAGGAGCATTATTTGGCTGATTAATACCATCTATATCAGGAGCATAATTTCCTTTACTAAAAACGTGTCTATAAGTCCTTGAATTTGTATCTAAATCATTAATATACAACCATACAGACCATGTAAATTCAATACCTCCATTCGCATTATTAGAACGATAAATTGTTTTGGATTTGTTAAGATTTGGGTCTTGAGTAAAAGTTATCATTTGAGTATTTGCGTCAATCATTCCATTCATTAATTTTTGTTTACCGGGGGGTGCAAGTAACCAAGAAATAATATTAACTGCTATACTTAATAAGATGATAAATATAAAAATAACAAATAATAAAAAAGCAAATTTTGCAACTAAACTATTTGATTCTAAAAAATCGTTGACGCCACTCATTCCATTATTTGTTACTCCTATATCACTTGCTGATAATTGGTCGCTTGATTTATTGTTAAAAAAATTAAAATTAGACATAGACGAGGATCTTGATTGTGAATTGTTATACATATATAATATAACAAGAATATTTCCATATGATTTCCGAAAGCATTAAATAGTTAAACTTGCTTCAGGTTCTCCATTTTGTAAAACAGAAATATTTAATTGATAGGACCCAAAAAGATTAGATAAACCTCCTCCGTATCCTTTTTCATATATATTCCATGCTTGTTCGGGATTTAAAGCGTGCGCATAATATGCTAATTTAGTTGTTGAACCTTCAAATCCACCTAATGGTGTAACATATAAATTATTAGTTGTATCTACAGCAGCAGTACCTGGTAATACACACGTTCTTACTAATTTACCATTAATATATATATCCAGTGTTCTTCCATAAACACTCATAGTAAAATTCACCCATTGTTGTATAGGTATATTTGATACACTACACGTATGTCCTATATATTTATTTGCTTGGGCGGTAGCAGCGGTTTCACCAAGATTATAATTTGAAGCATATAATGTAAGCATCACATCAATATCATTTGAAACAGCACCAAGCATGATTATAGGTGCGGGATATTGTCCATAAATACCTGTTTCTGGATCGGGAGTAGAAGTTGTTTCAAGCATTCTTCCTAATAATATTTTTGGTTGTCCATATCGTGTATTCCAACTACTTATATAAAACCATATTGAATATGCAAAATTAGAATTTCCAGGTGTACTACTTGATGCTAAAGAACTAGCTGCTATTGTTTGTTGGACAGTTGCATTTGTCATAGAAGTTAATATATTTTTATTAACTATATAACTAGTTATCAACCAATACAATATAATTATAATGACAACAATTAAAATAATAGTTCCAATATTCATAATATAATTATATATAATAATTATATTATTATAACATCAATATGTTCATTATGGTAAAGTTAAAAATTTATTTGGGTCGATTTGATTTAATCCTATCATTTGTGACAAGTTCTCTACATTTAAAGAACTCATATATAAATCATCATAAAAATTCAATAAAATAGGCGGATTAAAATCTTTTACTGAATTATATACATTTTGTATTTGAACTAAATTTAATGATTTATCAAAATAAAGAACATTACATATTCCACCGTGAATTCCATTTTTATCTCCAGACGTAATATTATCTTTTCTCATATAAGGAATATATCCTTTAAATGATTGAATTAATTCTCCATTAATAAATATATCTAAAATACCACTTTTATAATTGATTACTATATTATTCCATTTTTGAAGTAACAAATCTGTATTTTTGTATATAATTATATTTCCAAATTCATCTAAATTTTCTTTATTTTTTATAGGATTTCCATTTACCATTTGATTATCGATTGTAATGATTAATGTATTATCGTTTCCTCTATATTGAACGTTTGGTTTTCCTCCATAATCTAATAATGAATAAAATTTATCATTTGTATTACTTCCATCAATAAATAACCAACAAGATAATCCATAATTATATGAATGAATATTACTTTTTGGTGTAACCAACGAATCATAAGAAGATAATAATTTTTTACTATCAGTATGTAACGGCTCTTTTAATAAAATTTTTCCTCCTTGAGATGAATACTTGGTATATATATTTGTAAAATTAAAATATAATATATATAATACAACAGCTATAATTAACAATAACACATCTGTTCGGTTAATATTAAACACGTCAGATGAAATATTTTCTTTATTGCTGTTATATATTCCAGTAATTTTATTAAGTAGAGAAATAAATAAACAAGGAATATAAAATACACTACCAATCACTACTTGTAAAAATGGACTTTCTTTATAATATGATGTATACGTAATCATTTTAAATAAAATAGCCATTATCGTAATAATAATTGCAATATTAAGTATAATTCCAAGAATACTTGATTTTGTAAATGTAAATGTCTTGAATAATAAGATTATCCAATTAATTAATGTAAAAAAGAAAAATAAACCAAATAAAATAAATAATGAATATGTTAATGTCATCAGAAATTCATTATTTTTTACTGAAGTATCAAATGTTTTAATGTAAATATAAATGTAAGACAATCCAAATATGATTGAAAAAGCAATAATTGAATAAATATAAGAAGAAATTGCCCCGTTGAAAGAAGATGATACTCCTATTTTACTATTATTAATAGATAATATAACAGCTATAAATAAAATTAAAACAATAAAATACAACAAAATATTAGAAGCATTTTTACTCTTATCTTCAGACTTAATTATTATATAATAAATACCAATAGTTATAATATAAGTTAACGCAATTATTAATGAAGGATATTTATTCATTATTATAGAGAAACAATCATCGTTAAAAAATTTAGAAAGGATTACATTATAAATGATTAAAAAAACTATTTTTGAGTTATCTTCACGTGACATATCAATACGATAGTTTTGTAACATGTTTGATTTTTTAATATTAAAATATTCATTAAAAGATTTTGATTCCATTTTTGATTTTCCACTGTTAGTCATCTCAATAGTTAAATACAAAAATATAACAACAATCATTGCATTAATAACATAAATAGAATAATCACTAAATTTACATTCTGAACTTGTTTTATTTGCTGAAACTAAAAATATAATAATACAAATAAAAATTATTATATAATAAAGAATAATTAAAATATTTATATTATCATGATGTAATATATGATTTAAAGATTGAATATTAGGGTCTTCAAGTGTTTTCTCTACATAATTACTATTATATAACAAATTAGATTGACCTAATGGTAAACCATAACCTAATAAAGCTTTCAAGTTATCAGCAAACATAAATATTAAATAAATTATAGAAAATAGACAAGGTGTAAATAATAATAAATTTACAAAAGATGTATTTTTTTTATCTGGGTTTTTAAGAGTTGATGGTATATTATTTTTGGTTATTGTAAATAATATGTATGTAATTATAAAAAAAATAGAAATTCCTAATAAAATAAATTTGTTACTTTTATATGTGTTATATACTAAGAAAAATATAAATAAAATACTATAAACAATAGTTGAATAAATTATAACAATAATAGAACCTTCCATATTTGGATTATTTATTTCATTACTTATATTTTCATTTATAGGAATTAAAAAATTAACAAACAAAGCAACAACTATTAAAAAAGTAGGTATTATAATTGTTGTATATCCTATTTCTTTATCTTTCGTGTTAATTATTTTATATATTTGATAAAAAAATAAATAACCAAAATATAGAGAAAATATGTAGCTAATAGTTGTATAATTTGTAGAAAAAATTATTATTATTAATATAATTATTGATAAAAAATATATAATGGACAATGTTAATTCTCCAGAAAAAAATGTTTCAATATTACCACTATTGAATGATGATAATATATGTTTTTGATTTTTTTCCATATATATAATTACATATTTTCTTTTGCTGTTTTCTCGCCGTGACAATTTCTACAAAGTGCAACCAAATTATTTACTTCGTTGCTTCCACCATATTCTAAGCGAATTTTATGATCTATTTCATATGTATGATTTAATTGAGAATTACATTGTCCACATCTCCAATTTTGTTGAGAAGCTATAAACTTTTTTTTTGTTTCCGATACATTTCTTTTTGTTGCTTTTGTTATAGGATTTAATGATTTATTCATGTCTATCATGAAAGAAGAAGATGAATTCTGTTCCTTTGTAAAATCTAAAATAGGAGAAATCGTTTCTATTACTTTCTTATCTATTGGCATGTATTTTACCATATTATTTGCGTATAACAATATTTTCTTTGTATGTAAAGGGTCACGCTTGATTAATAAATACACCAATAATCCTAAAATAATAACTACAGCAATTGTAAAATATTTTTTATATAAATAAAATATTTTTATAAATTTCCATTCATAATATATATTTACAACTATAAATCCAATAATTAATAATATTATTATTTCTAATTTCATATAATATATTAATATTAACTTCTTGTTAATATTAACTTCTTGTTATCTTTTTTTCTTTATTGTTTTTTTATTCTTTATTATTTTTTTTTTTTTCATTTCTATTTGTTTATTAAATGTTAATAATGTATTTGTCACTTCGGAAGTATTAATTGGTGTAGCACTATATTTTAATAATATTTTTAATAATGATTTCATATTATTTTTAACTATATCGTTATAAACAATATATTCTTTATTTATTGCTGCTTCACATACTGTTACATAAGTCATTACAAAACCCCATACATCTAAGTTCTTTGTATAAACACTACTAAAATATCCCAAAACATTAAAAGAAAATGGGTTGGTAAATTTAATCAATATTTCATATATATATCTATAAATATATGCATATATATTTTTATAATTTTCAGGTTGTATTATTATATTATTTTGTAAATCAGATGAAATACTAGATGTTAGTTTTGTGTCTGTGTTGAATATAGAATTAAATGTAACTAAACCACCTAGACTATTTATTTCTTGCATAAAATTAACTACAAATTCTTTTATATCTTGATTCGTATATTTACCATTTTTTGAAATCAAAAAATTAGTATAAATATTGTTGAATTTTTCTGAAAATAAAATACTCGAAAAAGGTACATTATACTGAAAAGGTCTATTTCTAAAATTTGATGGAATATATTTCCAATCGTCTGTAAATCCAATTTCTGTAATTTGAGATTCATTCCTAACATTTGCTTGGTATAATGATGATAATCCCCAATCTATTATTCTCAATAATAATTTATTATTTTCTATATTTGTTAAAATATTATATGCTTTTAAATCACCATGAAATACACCTTTTTTATTCATCGGAATAATTGCGTTTACTAATAAATCAATCATCTTATTATTAAAAAGAACCATCGCATTACGATCATATATATTTTTTTGAATAAATTTACTAGCATCAACTCCTCCATAAGGCATATTTATAGCTAATAAATCATTTAAGTACATATTTATATTTTTTGATGAAATATTTTGTCTTCTTAAAGAACTACATTTCACTTTATCATAATCTATTAAATCACTATCTGTTAATGGTGCTGGTTTACATATCGTATAACCTGATATAATAAAATAATTATTATAATTCGGTATTGTCTTTAAAATAGGAATAAACCTTTTTATCTCATTATATTCACTTAGACCATATTTTTTTTTCAATATTTTTGTTACTCCTTTTTCACCAATATATTCATTATCTCCAGCAATAACATTTCGTGGATCACATTTTAGCTGTGGTCTAAATATACAACCAAAACCACCAGATTCGATTAATTTTCCACCATATTTCATATACTATATTATTATTTTATTTATTATATAAATAATATATCGCTCCAATAAATATAAGTAATAT